GTCTCGTACGCGACCCGGAGCAGGTCCCGGCCGTGCCACACGTTGAGCCACACCGGCCTGTCGTTGAAGGTGAAGCCGGAGAGGATCACCCAGCCGGCCTGCCGCAGCAGGTCGCCGTGCGGAGTGTCCCACTGAAGGCGGAAGTCCGGGTTCAGCGTGTAATCCACGTCAACGAGGAGGTAGGGGCGCATTCAGGGAGCCTCCAAGGCGCGCAGTCGTGGCAAACTTGGTCTCATGCCGTCCGAGCATGACCGTCACAGCCGACCCAACGGCTGCTGCGAAGGCATCTACAGCCAGCCGTCGCGCAGCCAGCAGCGCGGCGCGGTCATCGCGGAGCAGCAGCATCCCGAGGTCGTCCCGCAAGGGAAACGGCCGCCAGGGAAGAAGGATCCGGACCTGTGCAAGGCCGCGCACTGGAAAGGCCCGCACCAGCCCGCGCTCCGGATGAAGGAATACGGGTGGCGCAGCAAGTCGGCGTGCGAGTGGACGATCTGGTGGCGCAATCCCGGCGTGATCTCCTGGTGCTGCGGCCACGAGGAGTACTGCGCCGGGTGCGGGAAGATCCTGCGGACGCGGATCGAGGACGGCGAGTGCCCCGGCTACCACCCGATCACTGCCGCCGAGGTCGCGGCCATCGAGGCGAAGCGCACCGAGGATGAGGCCCGGCTGGCTGCTGCGGCAGCGTCACGCGCACCCCATCAGCGCCGTCCGGTCATCGACGGGCCGCAGGGCTACCGGCGCAAGAGGGCCGGCTGACCGCTCAGGCCGACCACGGCCGGTTCCGCACTTCCCGCCGCACCTGATCGATGCTGACGACGCCCCGGCGCAACTCCCGCACGACAGCCCCGGTGAGATCCGGGCCGCCGCAGTGCGCCGTCACCGTGACGGAATCGTTCCCGCCCGTCGCGTACCAGCCCCCGGAGCCGCCTCCCCCTCCGCTGCCTACCGTGCCGGTCCAGTACCTCGTGCCCGGCGTCACGGTCATGGTTCCCGTGGAGGGTGAGTACGGGGGCGACGGGGAGACTGCGGTAACGCCCGCAGAGCCGGGGTCGCAGCGGTGCTCGTCCACGTGGGGAGCGAGGATTACGTGACACTCGGGGCAGCGCCAGCCATCGGCCATGGGAACGCCCTCGCTTTCTTTCGTCGCGGGGGCGTGACCCCCGGTTAAGCCTCTCGTTGCTTACGGAGAACCCAGCCGCACTTGGGGGAACAGGTCTCGGGACGCTTCCGGTAGCGATCTCGCTTGAAAGTCCGTCCGCAGACGGGGCAGATGACGGCTTCCAGGTACTTGCGTTCGCGGGCGCGGTTAATGCAGGTCCGCGAGCAGTACCGCGCGTCCGCGAACCAGGCGTCAAACTCCTTGTGGCACGACTCGCAGACTTTGCGAGCGGCAGGCTCGCGATCCTCCCACGTGCGCCTGCCGTGCTCTACGTGCCATGCGTGACCCTCGTCAGATGCGTGCCATTCGGCGGCGAGCGGACGGATAGCGTCCATGTGCTCCCGCCGGGCTTCGGCGAACTCGTCCTTGTGCTCCTGCCCGTGATCCTTCGGCGAGCGCAGTACGAGGTTGCACGGATCGTTGTTGAACGGGTCATGGTCATCGTGATGGATGTGCCAGCCCTTGGGGATCTCTTCGCCGGGGTGGTTGTCGCGCCAGATTTCCCGGTGCAGATCGTCGTAGCCGCTTTCTCGCGGCGGACTGTAGTAGACCCGGTGAGCGCGCTGCTTTGCGTTCGGGTTGCGCTTGTACCAGATGCCCCGATAGAAGATTTCAATCGGTGGTTCGGGCTGGGACTCTTCCATTTGTGCAGTATATCATCCCAGACTAGCGCATCTGATCAGGCAGCCTCTTCCTCGGCGTCTTCGATCTTGGTCCTGCAATGCGGGCAATGAGTCCTGAGCGAGCCGTCCGGGAGGTCGGGACGGAAGGAGCGACCACACCGGGCGTTCGAGCAGACTGCCGTGGTCCCGTACGCCTCGGCCCATCCGCCCGTCGCGGCCTGGATCACGGAGATCACCGCATCACCTTTGTCGGTGCTCCGCCCGAGCCGCTTGCGAACGTCGTCCTTTGGCTCGGCCATGATCCGGCCATCGGACATGTCCTTCTTGTGCATGGCGGTCAGGTCCCCGATCAGTTCATCGTCGGGGGGGATGCACCAGTCGGAGCCGAACGCCGGGTTGAGGGCGTCGCGAGCGGACCACCAGGCAAAACTGCGCATGTTGACGAAGCGCAAGAGGCCGGTCTTGTCTTTCCGCATGGTCTTCTGCGCGGCGTTGAAGGGGTCCACGGACAGCCCTTGCTCGCGGGCGCGGTCATACACCCCGGCCCCGATGCCGATGACGTCGATGATGCCCCGCATGCCCGGGTGGGCGTCGAGTACGCGCTTGACCTTCCCCGTGGTCTCCATGGTGTCGGAGCGGCCGAAGGTCTCCACCGAGACGATGATGTTGCCGTGGCGGATGGCGATTGCGGACTTGTCGCGCCCGGATCTTGCCACGTCCACGCCGGCGTACTGCGGCCCTTCGGGGTCGGGACGCCCCGCCGCGTCCCATGCCCGCCACCGCAGCACCGCGGCTTCCACCCACGCGAGGGGGATCATGGCGTCCTCATCATCGGCGCAGAACTCCCCGAGCACATGGTTCTGGTAGAGGGCAGAGTTTTCTCCCCACAGCCGCTTCCTGCGGTCGGCCCACTCGCGGGTCATCCGCCTGGCGGCGATGGCTTCCTCTAGCGTGACGTGCCGCGTGTGCCAGTCCTCAAGGCCCGGCTTGCGGGCGTGGATGTCGTAGAACCTGCCAGACGGCTCGCCGGGGGTCGAGATGGCGAGGGCGAATGCTTCAAGGTCGCTGTCCTCGCCCGCGCCGGAGAAAGCACCCTCGGCGGCATCGAACGTTTCAGCGGAAATTATCTTTGATTCGTCAAATACATAGAAAATTTGATCGGCATGCGCCCCTTCCAATTTGTCCGGTTTGTCCGGACTGCCCGCCAATGCGAGGCCATGTCGCAATCGGAGCTGGGTCTTCATCAGTTCGGTGCGCGAACTGAACGGCGGACGGCCGATCTTCTCCCAATCTAGGCTAATCGCCCATTTGGTGATTTCCTGCCACAAAAAGTCCTCAAGCTGCTGCCACGATCCCGCCGTGGTCACGATCTTCCAGTCCATCCCGCACGCATCGCGAGTCACCGCGAACCAGAGGATGGCGAATGAGGCCAGCCCGGACTTGCCAAGACCTCTCGGGCCACGGACGGCGACGCGCTTTTTGGCTTGCAGATCCCCGAGGATCTCCGCCTGGTAATCCGCGAGCCCCCTCGGCCGCCCGTCCTTCCCCGGCCGGAACTTCACGCAGTCGTTCACGAACCCCACCGGGTCATCAACGTAAGAGGCGACACCCTTCCCTTTGATCGCCGCCAGTTCCCCCCGGAGCCGGGCTATCTCTTCGGTCGCCGCGAGCTGCTGTTCCGCCAGGCTCATCCCGATCAGGCTCGGGTCGTCCCACCAGTCCTCGCCGGTCACGCGGATCACCCCCGGTCGCTGGCATGATGGGAGACGTGGAAAGCGACGACGGCAACTGGCTGGCCGCCCATGGCGAGGACATGATCCCGGTGAAGCTCATCGACCTGCTGAGCGCCGTGGCCCGGATGGAGCAGGTGAGCGAAGAGGAGCCGCAGTACTCCGTCACGTCGGAGCGGCTGTTCACCTGCGACCTGCCGAGGCTGCGCGGCTACCTGCCTGCACGCGCCCTTGAGGAACTGGAGGGGTGAGTGATGAGCACCAGGAGCCTGAGCGAGATCGAGGCCGGCATCAGGGCCATCCCGCTCACGCTGCCTACGGGGACGTACAAGGAGCGCCTCCACGCGCTTGATGCCGAATGGAGAGCGGCGAACGTGGCCCTGTTCGACGCTCAGGTGGCCGCGCTCCAGCCGGCCTGGGATGCGGCGATAGCCCGGCTTGAAGAACTGGAGGGGTAGCCATGACGCACATCACCGATGCTGAGGCCGCGGAAGTCGCGTGGGCGGGCAGCGACGAGGGGGAAGCGGCGGACCTGACGGCATGGCTGCGCTTCACCGTGGCGGCCGACCTTCAAGGGTGGCATGCACTGGAGAAGGCTCACGCGCCGGACGTGGAGCGCCTGGGGGATGCAGTGTGGACTCAGGCGCGGGAACGGGTCGCGGACGGCGAGGCGAAGCTCGCGATCCTGGGTGAGCACGGCGGCGAGCACATGTGCTCCGCGAACGGCCGGGACGGGAACACGTGGTCGTGGTACCGGGGTGACTGCCGGGTGATGCTGATGCTCGCCTCGGGGTACAGGTTCCGTCCCGGCTACAGGGAGGAGGAGTGGGCTCCGTGAGCCTCAAGCACACCTGCCCGGCCTGCGGTGCTCACCTGTCCGGGGTGTACGACGCGCTGACGGAGCGCCGTGCGGCGTGCCCTTCGTGCGGTCTTCCCGGCTCGGTGATGCGGGAGATCGAGGCGGCCCGCGCGAAGCACGCCGACGCGGAGGTGACCGCGCAGCTTGAGGCGGCTCTGGTGCGGGCCGGGAAGGCGGAAGCGGAACTGGCGCTGACCCGTGAGCACATCGCGGCGATCAAGAAGGCCGTGGCCGAAGTGCCCGATCCGCCTGATGAGGAGTACCGGTGGTGAGCGGCGATCTCGCCCGGGTGCCGTGGTCGGCGGATCAGGTGGAGAGCCTGAACGGGTTCCAGCGTGCCGGGGTGTGGCATCCGTTTACCTGCTCGGGCGGCGGCGGGGAGCACTCGGACGCGGTGCTGACGGCGCGGGAGGACGGCTGGCACTGCCCGGTTGCCGGGTGCCCGCACGTGCAGTCGTGGGCGTTCCCGGCGATGGCGGACGGGTCGTGGCGGGAGTGGCCGCGCTCGCATGAGCCGAATGAGCGCTACGTGTACGGGGACCTGCCGTGAGCGGCTACCCGGTCCGGATGGCCGTCAAGGTGGACTTCAGCGACGGGACGCAGCACGAGTACGAGGTCCGCAGCGCCGAGGCGGTTACCGCGCCGGCGGGAGGGTTCTGGCCCGAGGGCGTGGTCACGGCGGA